GAGCGGCTGCGAGTACCATGATGTTAATACCCCAGCCAGTCACGCACTTCCCGCACCGACGGCACGCCGCCGGGGAAGACCTTCCATTCCCCCAGCCCGTAAGCCAGGAGTTCCAGGGCAATGATGTCCCCATCCTGCTCTACCCATTCCACCCCGTGATGTTCGAGGGCGCGAATCAATGTTGCCTTGCTCATGGTCGTTTCCTTGGCTGCAGGCGCCGTTCGTCGTCGCCATGGGATGAATCATCTCTCCCATCCCGCCGCCTGGGAACTAGGGCAAACCCTATATTCCAGGTCTTTACAATGTAACAGCGGGCCGTGTATGTTGGTGATGGCTCGCTAGCCTATGGCAGGCGCGCGCGCACGCACGTCGCACGAACCGTGCCAACCCACCGCATCGCTGTCCGTTAGTCAGTGCTCACTCTCTTTCCTGGGGGGGGGGTACCTCGCGCCTGAGATTCGAGGGTGGGGGAGGGGCAAAAAGATCGCGCGGTGAAGATATATATGAGGCTGAACTATTTTCTCGGTGCAGTTTGATATATACGTACATAACGTTCCCATTACCCACGTTTGTTGGTAAGTCAACCCAGTCCCCCGCCCGCGGCCGATTGCTTGGTTGACACGCGAAAAGGGGCGGTGGTATGGTGGGGGATCGGGACTTAGGAGACCGTCATGCTGCTAGGGGTTTTGGCGATTGGGGTGGCAGCGGCACTGCCGGCAGACCTTGGGTGGGTTGAGGGGGTCTTCGAAGGGCAGGGGTTTCTGATGGTGCTGACGAATAAGGAGATGGGGTGCCCGGAGGGGGAGAGAGGGGCGGTGGCGGCGACGGGGAAGGATACCGCCTACGGGTGCTGGTTCGAGAGGGATGAGACGGTTTGGATTTGGTGGAGGGATGGGGACAGGTCGGCGATTCCCTCGAAGATGTTTAAGAAACCTCCGGAGGCCTGAGGTGGGGACACTGCAAAAGGTGGCATACAGCCACGAAGCGATGATCGACGCGATGATCGCGAACCCGGCGATCGCGGGGTGGGAGCTGGCGGCGATGTTCGGGTATACGGAGAGCTGGATCAGCCGCATCCGGAGTTCCAATGCGTTCCGCGAGAGGCTGAGGGAGCGGGCGCAGGAGATGGTCGATCCCGTGCTCCTCGCGACGATTGAGGATAACTTCGAGGCGATGGTGGCTCGGAGCCAGGAGATCCTTCTCGAGAAGCTCTCCGAGCCCGCGCAGAACGTTGACCCGCAACTCGCTCTCCAGTGTGCCGCTCTCGGGGCGAAGGCGGTAGGGATGGGAGGGTTCGGGGCGAAGGTTGCCCCCGCGCCCGCCGCCCGTGAGCCCAATTGGTTGGAACGCAGTGCGGAGCGCCTCCGTAATCTCAACTCGCAAGGAGTCATCGATGTCGAAAGCCGGGAAGTATCCGTGCCCCGCGAAGCCGGGACCTAAAGAGAATCCGCCGAGTCCGGGGCAGCCGACGCGGCAGAGGTTCAACATGGCGCAGCCGAAGGGGAAGGGGAAGTGACCCCACTCGAGGTGATGGTTGAGGGGATGCTGAGGCGGGATGAGAGCACAGTGCTGCATGTCTACGACGATGCCACTGGCCTCCCGATTAAGCCGGGAACGACAGTGGTGGGCCACCCCACCATTGGCACTGGCCGCGCTCTCGACACCCACGGAATTTCCACGGGTGAGGCCAACTACCTCTTGATGAGCGATATGTGTGAGGTGGAACAGCTTGCCGAGAAGGCCTTCAGCTGGTACCCCTCCCTCAAGGACGAACGAAAGGCGGTGATCCTGTCTATGGTCTTCCAGCTTGGACTGGCTGGGGTCCAGGGGTTCCACGAGTTCCTTCTCGCCGTGGAACATCAGAATTGGTCCCGAGCCGCCGCGGAGATGAAGGACTCTCTGTGGGCGAAGCAAACTACCGCGCGGGCTAATCGCCTCGCGGAGCAGATGGAAACGGGAGTGTACCAACCGTGAGCAACTACTTCAACGCGGCCACGGCCAAACTCCTCGCCGCCTTTGGGATGGCGGGGATTTGGTTCTACGTGCGGGTGTCCCACGTGCAAGGAGCGGAGGACCTCGTCGAGTTTTGCAAGGTGGGGCTCGCTGCTCTGTCCGCGCACTATCTCACCTATGCCGATCCGGCAGCGACCGAGAACGGCACTACCATCACCCTCCCGAAGGGGAATTCGCAATGAGAAAGTTTTTCGCAATGATGGCGTTGGCGATCGTCGCCGCCTGTGCCCAAGTCGGGGTAGTCGCCCCACAGTCGCTGGATGAGGGTCTCGCCTATGCGCAAGGGCAGGTGAGCGCACTTGAACAATCCGCCGCGGTTGCGGTGTCGTCGGGGCAACTGAAGCCGATGGTGGCCCAACAAGCCCTCATGCTGGGAGATCAAGCTACGGCAGCGATCACGGCAGCACGGGCCGCGGAAGCTGGTGGTGACACCTCGACCGCCCAAGGTAAGCTCGCCCTCGCCACCTCCATCCTCAACCAACTCGCGGCGATGCTTGCTGCGCAGGGAGTGCACAAGTGAACACCGCTGACGTCGCAAGCGCGATTGAAGTCCTCGCCACCGTCCTCAACACCGTGACGAACTCGGTCACCAGCGCCGCCCAGATCTCCAACATCATCAAGAACGCACAGGCCGATGGTCGGACGGCCTTGACTGATGCTGAGTGGGCCACAGTCACCTCCGCGCAGAACTTGAGCCGTGAAGCGTTGGTTGCTGCGATCCAGAAGGCCCTGTCGGGGGTTTGAGTGAAACTCGACGCACTCCTCGTTGAGAACTTCGCTGGGGTCTACCTCAGTGAGGGGTATGCTGACCCTCAGCCGACTCCGCCGTTCCACCGGGAGTGCTGGGAGCTCTATTGCTCTAACACACGGTTGGTGGCGGTAGCGGCCCCTCGCGGCCACGCTAAGTCAACAGCCCTCACCCACGACTTCGGCCTGGCCTCAGTCTGTTTCCGCTTCTCCCGCCACGTCTTGATTGTGTCGTCGACGGAAGAGCTTGCGATGACGCAGCTTGGGGACATGGCGAAGGAGCTGAGAGAGAACGATGAGCTGAGAGCGGAGTTCGGGATCACCAAGCTTGAGACGGATTCGAAGGGGGAGATCGTTGTCCTCTGCAGCGATGGATGGCGATTCCGTGTGATTGCTCGCGGCGTTGAGCAGAGAGTCCGCGGGATGAAGTGGCACGGGAAGCGTCCCGACCTAATCCTGATGGATGATGTGGAAGAGGATGAGCAGGTCGCTTCGGTTGATCGGCGGAAGAAGCTGAGTCGTTGGGTCAACCGCGCGTTGATTCCGGCGGCCTCGCTGGGTGCGAGGATCCGGTGGCACGGCACGATCCTCCACCAACACTCAATGCTTTCCCGCCTGATGACGAGCAAGTCGTGGGCCTCGAAGCTCTACCGCGCCCACGCAAGCTTCAATGACTTCTCCCAGCAACTCTGGGAAGCCCGTCGTGATCCGATTAGGGGGATGAACAACGAAGAGATCCTTCGGGAGATCCGGCAACAGTTCATCGACGACCAGGATGCTGTGGGGTACTCCCAAGAGTACCTCAACGATCCGCGGGATGATGAGACGAACTACATCAAGAAGGACTGGTTCCAGGCGATGAAGGAGTCCGACCACGACGAAGAGGGGATCTTTGGGGTGGGTGTTGACTTTGCGATTTCGAAAGCTGATAAGGCGAATCGGACTTCGATTACGACGGGGAAGATGGATAGGGGTAACTTGCTGCACATTGTCGATCAGACAGTGGGACGGATGGACTCCTCCGAGATCATCGACGCCCTGTTCGACACCAACCGCAAATGGCACCCTGATCTCTTCTGGGTTGAGTCGGGGCAGATTTGGTTGTCCCTCTGGCCCACGATTAAGAAAGAGATGCTGCGGAGGGGGGAATGGATTAACTTCGTTGCCCGCACTCCAATCAAGGATAAGGCCTCCCGCGGCAAGAGTTTCCAGAAGCGGATGAAGGGCGGTGGGGTAAGATGGGATACCGACAAGGATTGGTATACCCCCATGCAGGAAGAAATCCTCTCCTTCTCGGAACATGCGGAAGCGCAGCTGGATGACCAGTTCGATTCGGTTGCGCTGCTGAGCCTTGGCTTCGAAGAGATGCCGGACGTCGAAGACGACGATGTGATGGATGATGAAGAGTGGGATATGCGTGAGCACGACCCCCGCCGCTTCCTCGGACGCAATGCAACTACGGGCTATTGATGCTCCACCTCGAAACCCAGATCAAGCTTGATGACAGGATTTGTCACGAGGCGAACCTGACTTCGAGGTTCTCCGAAGGCGATTTGAGGAGGATAGGGGACTGGTGCTGGGATGGGTATGATCGGGATGTGCAGAGCCGCTCGACGTGGCTCCGGCGCACCCAGGCGGCGATGGATCTCGCCCTGCAACTGCAGCGGGAAAAGTCCTTCCCGTGGCCAGGGTGCTCGAACGTCGCCTTCCCCCTCGTGACGATCGCGGCGATGGAGTTCCACTCCCGCGCCTACCCGACGCTGATTCAGGGGACGAACATTGTCAAGGCGCGGGTGCCTGGTCCGGACCCGCAAGGTACCCAGCACTCCCGCGCGATTCGGGTCGGCGCCTACATGTCTTACCAAGTCCTCGAAGAGGATCAGGCGTGGGAAGAGCAGATGGATCGTCTGCTGCTCCAACTCCCAATCGTGGGGTCGGTTTTTAAGAAGAGCCGCTACGTCCCCGTGCAAGGGATTAACGTCTCCGAGATGGTCCCGTCGGTGAAGCTGGTGATGGACTACTACGCGAAGAGTGTAGAGACCTGCGCTCGCAAGACCCATGTAATTGAACTCTACCGGAACGAAGTTCACGAGAGGTGTGTGGGAGGGGTGTTCCGGGACTTCCTTGATGAGGCTTGGTACAAGTCGCCGAGTGCTCCTCCCCAGATGGAAGGGCAGGTTGAGGCGGATAGGCGGATGGGGCTGAACCCTCCCTTCGCGGATGAGTCGACACCGCTGACGTTTTTGGAACAGCATTGCTGGCTGGATGCCGATGGTGATGGGTATGCAGAGCCCTACATCATCACGATCGAGGCGAACTCGAAGTCCGTGGCGAGGATCATTGCGAGGTGGGAGGATCCTGCTGACGTTGAGAAGGTGGGGAATCGAATCCTTCGGATTAAGGCCACGGAGCAATTCACAGGGTATGTGCTGATTCCGAGTCCGGACGGTTCCGTCTACGGAATGGGATTTGGGGTGCTGCTAGGGCCGCTCAACGAAGCGGTCAATACGATCCTTAACCAGCTGGTGGATGCAGGAACCCTGGCTAACACCGCCGGTGGGTTCCTTGCTCGCGGCGTGAAGTTCCGCGGGGGTCAATACACCTTCACCCAATTCGGCTGGAACCGGGTTGACTGCACTGGGGACGATCTGCAAAAGAGTATCTTCCCCCTCCCTGTGCGGGAGCCAAGCAATGTCCTGTTCCAGGTCCTTGGGTTCCTGGTGAACTATACCCAGCGGATTAGTGGCTCGACAGATATGCTGGCGGGAGAGAACCCCGGTCAGAACACCCCGGCGCAAACCTCCCAGACGATGGTTGCGCAAGGGATGAAGATCTACTCGGCGCTGTTCAAGCGCGTCTGGCGCTGCATGAAGGAAGAGTTCTCGAAGCTCTACATCCTCAACGGGCGGTACTTGCCCATCGAAAAGAACTTCGGGGATGGCGGGAAGATCTCCCGCGAAGACTTCCTCGGCGACCCGGGTCAAATCGTCCCCGCCGCTGACCCCAACGTCGTCTCTGAGGAGATGAGGATTCAACTGGCTTTGATGATCTCGGAGAGGGCGCGGATGGTGCCAGGTTACTCGATCGAGGCCGCCGAGCGCAACCTCCACGAGGCGATGAAGCTTGAAGGCTCCGCTATTCTCTACCCCGGGCCCGATAAGGTCCCACCTCTTCCCAACCCGAAGGTTCAGGTTGAGCAGATGAAGATGGAGATGAAGAAACTTGAACTCCAGCAGGCGCAGCAAGAGTTCACGATGGAGATGCAGGAACAGCAAAAGCTGAACCAAGCGGAGATCATCAAGCTTATTGCGCAGGCTGAAGCGCTCGCGGCGCAAGCCCAGAGCGAGCAAGCGGGGCATCAGATCGCCCTCATCGAGTCGATGATCGGGATGCTGAAACTCCGCAACGAGAACATCAAGCACCACATTGACTCCGTCCTTAAGGCAGCGGAGATTGACAATGACCGACGAGCAATTGAGAAACAGCCTGCCACCACTGGAGGTGGTGACTGAGGAAGAATGGTCCTCGTGGAAGGAGCATCCGACGACGAAGACCTTCAGGAAGTACTTGACGAAGCAGTTGGCGATGACTTTCGAACATTGGGTGGCAGGGAGTTTCACTGCCCCCGAAGGCGACAGGACTCTCCAGCTCAACTCAAGTGCTATCGGTAGAGGGCAGCTGATCAAGGACATCCTTGAACTGACTGCCCAGGAAATTAACCAAGGAATGAATGATGAATGACAGTGGACTGGAACCTCGTGGTCGATGCGTGCTGGTGAGGCCAGCAGAACTGGAGATCCAAAAGGGTTTGATCCAGGTTCTCGACAGTACCGTGGCGGAAGCGCATATGCTGCAGATGCGGGTTGAAGTGGTTGAGGTGGGGCCGTGCTGCTGGCCGGATGAACCGGAGCCGCGGGCGAAACCTGGAGACGTTGTGATGGTCGCGAAGATGAGCGGGTCGCTCGTCAAGGGATTGGACGGTAAGCAGTACCGTGCGATCAACGACCGGGACGTCTTCATCCGCATCAAGGAGCAAGGCAATGGCTGACCACGAAGGGGAAAGCACTGGCGACGAAGTTGACCGCGGTCCGATCGAAGCTGAAGCGAAGCGCATGGGATGGGCTCCGAAGGAGCAGTGGAGGGGTGACCCGGAGCTGTGGAAGGATGCCGACGAGTACGTGAGGAGGGGGAAGGAGATCATCCCCATTGTCCGGGCGCAGAACCAAAAGCTGACCGACCAACTCGCGGAAGCGACTAGGCAGCTGGCGGAGCTGAAGGGGACGCTCACGAAGCAGGAGCAGACGACCAAGGATCTGCTAAAGCACCAAGCGGAGCAGATCGAGCGGCAGGTCAAGGAAAAGCTCGCAGACCTGAAGAAGGAAAAGCGCGAAGCGATTCGCGAAGGCAATCACGATTTGGCGGCGGACCTGGAAGAGGAAATCGACCAAGCCCGCGATGACTTGGCGGCAGCGGCGAAGGCGCCGGCACCCGCCCCAGCAGGGTCTCCTCCGGCAGCTTCGGCTCCGCAGTACGAACCCTGGGCACTCGAGTTCGGTCAGGCCAATGATGAATGGTTGGGAAAGGACAAGCGGAAGACGGCCCTGTTTATGGGCATCTGTGATGACTTAATGGCTACCACCTCACTGCGGGCGGGCTCCCTTTTGGAGGAGGCGAAGAAGCAGACTGAGGAGATGCTGAACAAGTCTCCTGCGCAGCGGATGGCAAAGTCCGAAGGTGGTGGTGGCGGATGGGAAGGGACAGGGCAAGGGGGAGGTTCCAGCGGTGGAGCCAAGACCTTCGCTGCCCTCCCCCAAGAGGCGAAGGAAGCTTGTCGCGCCCAGGCAAAGAAGTTCGTCGGTGAATCTGGTAAGGCTTTCAAGACCGAAGCCGAGTGGCAAAAACATTACGCGGAGACCTACTTCGCGTCGCAGAGGTAATCATGGAAATCAGCAAGGGAACTGTCAAAGACGTGGCGCAAGCCGCGAAGGAAATCAACCCGGCCAACCCGCTGGCGAAGGCTGCACAGGACGTCGACTACGCGCCGATGGACCTGCCCTTCCTCAAGTTGGCGGTGCCGGAACTCCCTGGGTATTATATGTACTGGCACCTTGGGAAGAACGTTTCGAGGGCACTGCGCTCCGGCTATACCTTCGTCGACCACGACGAGGTGGAGATTGTGGACAGCGGCATCGCGAACGATCGGACGGGAGATGGGTCGACTGACCTCGGTTCCCGAGTTTCCGTGTCGGCGGGTGCCAGCGGTGACGAAGATGAGGAACGTCTCTATCTCATGAAGATCCCCCTGGAGATCCATGAGCGGCACATGAAGATGAAGACGGACCGCAATGAGGAAATCGCAGTGCAGCTTCGTGCTGGTCAGCTGGGAGCCGAAGGCGACCCTGATCGGAACAAGCGGTACATGAAGGAAGGGCAACATCTTTTCTACCCCAAGAACGGGGCGAAGAAGCGCTAGTCGCTAGCTCGCGCCGTTAACCTACGGAGATTTTGAAATGGCAAATGCCAACAAGCCGATGGGGCTTTCTCCCCATTCGTATCTGAACGGCGCGAAGTGGAACGGGCAGGCAACGGTCTATTCCCTCCTAGTCGGCGACACCACCAACGCCTACGCTATCGGCGACCCGGTTGCCCTTGGCGGCAGTGGTGATGCCAACGGCGTCCCCAACATTGTCTTGGCGACTGCGGGTGCCGGCAACGCCCTGCTCGGGGCAGTCGTAGGCCTCGTCCCTTCGGGGAACGTCTACGGCGGTGCTGTGGGTGCAGGCGGTCCGCAGTTCGGTGCTGTGGTCGTTCCCGCCGGGACGCGCACGGCCACCATCTACCTCCTGGTCGCCGACGATCCCTTCATCATCTACGAGGTGCAGGAAGGTGGGGCTGGCACGGCTCTCGCCACCACCGACCTCGGCACCAACATCAACCTGCTCTCGGGCACGAACAACGGCTACGCCTCCGGCTGGCTGTTGGACAACAACTCCAAGGCCACGACGAGCACCTACCAGATGCAACTCCTCCGGCTCTCGCAGAAGGCGGACAACGCCTTCGGGACGTATGCGAAATGGCTCGCACGCGTCAACAACCACAACTTCAAAGCTGGCACCACCGGCGTTTAAAGGAGAAACATCATGGCAGGCGGCGTAATCAATACGGGCTCCCATCCCTCGCTCCTCTGGCCGGGGATCAAGGCCACGTGGGGGCAAGTCTATAGCGAGCACCCGGAAGAGTATACGGACCTCTACGAGGTCGGTGACTCGGATAAGGCGTACGAGAAGTTCGTCGGACTCACTGGCTTCGGGCTCGCCCCGATCAAGCCGGAAGGTCAGCCGGGCACCTACGACTCAGAAGTGCAAGGCGGCATCACCACGATGGTGCACATCGCGTACAGCCTGGGTTACCAGGTCACGTACGAAGAGATGGAAGACAACCTTTACGAGGAAGTCGGAACGCGTCGGGCGAAGGCGAATGCCTTCTCCATGCGCCAAACCATCGAGAACGTCTGTGCGTTCCTCTACAACAACGCCTTCGTCACCACGTACTTCACGACGTGGGATGGAGCGGCGTTGGTCTCGACTGCGCACGTCAACGCGACTGGGGGAACGTTCTCGAACGCCCTCAGCCCCGCGGCTGACCTCTCGGAGTCGAGTCTGGAGGACATGAGCATCCAGATCATGAACGTTCAAAACGATCGGGGCCTGCGCATCAACCTGATGCCCACGACCCTGCACGTTGCGACGGCGAACTGGTATAACGCCAACCGCATCATGAAGTCGGTGCTGCAGTCCGCCACCTCGAACAACGCGATCAACGTTCTCAAGGCGACGAACGCGTACCCGGGTGGCATCAAGATGAACCACTACTTCACCTCCCCCAATGCGTGGTTCGCACGGACGAACTGCCCGGAGGGGATGATGATGCTGTGGCGCAATCGCCCCGACTTCCGGCAGGACAACGACTTCCCGACGCGCAATGCGCTGGCCCTAGCCTACATGCGGTTCAGCGTGAACTGCGTGGATGCTCGCGGCATCTTCGGGTCGAACGGACCGTAAGTTGTCTCCGCTGGGTTTGCTGTCGGAGTGGGCCCAGCTTTTGGTGTACGTGGATAATGGTAACGTTGTTCACGTACACCCCTTTCTTCAAACTGTCTTCCTACCAGGAGTTATACCATGTCTATTGGTGCAGGTCCCCAAATGTCCAGCTTCCCCTACGGGTTCGCCGATGGCGTGCTTATCAGGGGGATGCCGGTAGAAATCACTAACCCGGGGCGTACGTTCTGGGTCTACAACGGAAGTGCTTTGGCTCCGCAAGGGAGTGCGGGTGCGGACGGCAACCCGGGAACGTTCGGCTCTCCCAAGGCCACTATCGCCGGGGCGTTGCTGCAGTGCGTCGCCAATCGAGGGGATGTGATCTACGTCAAGCCCGGTCACACGGAGACGGTGGGCGGAGCGGCAGGACTCGCCCTCAATGTGGCAGGTGTGTCAATCATTGGTCTTGGCCAAGGGAACTCTCGTCCGACGATCACCTTCAATACGGCTACCACAGCCCAAATGACGGTCACCGCCGCACAGATGGCGATGGTGAACTTCGTATTGGATGGTACGGGGTTTGACGCAATCGTCTCCCCCATCTCGGTCACGGCGGCGGACTTCCAACTTATCAACTGCGACTGCATCACCGCCAGTGCGACGAACCAAGTGGGCGTGTTCCTCACCACCAGCGCCGCAGCTGACCGCCTTGTGGTGTCGGGGAATCAGTTCCGCGGCACGACCGACGCGGGGACGACCAATGTCCTTCAAATCATCGGTGGGGATTGCGTCCAGATCTTGAACAACAAGTTCATTGGGGCGTACACCACGTCGCTGGGGGCGATCAACAACATCACTACCGCGATGACGGGAGCCCTAATCTCGGGCAACACCATCTTCAACCAGACGGCCTCGAGCACGAAGGCGATGGTGTTCCTCTCCACGTCAACG